TTCCTTTTTTACCTTGATCCCAACCTAAATGCTGTAAAAAACTGTCACATGATATCCATGTACGACATTCTTTTAATAATGCGCACAACTCGTTCATTGAAAGATTTTTTCTAAAATCATTAACAAGTTGCTCTTCACCTTCAACTCCAACTTGGATAATTGGTTCGTCAATCATAGCGATTAACTCTTTCCAATATGGATAATTCTTTGGGTTTAGTTTGCCAGTTCTTAATTTCTGGGCGTATGGAGCTATGATAATCATAAGTACATCTTCCTAAACGCACTATCCAAACTGTCTTTCCACTTCCACTGATCCATCTTCTTATAGATATTCCACTGATCAATGTCACCAAAATAATTCATTGCGTCTGCTATTGTGTTGCCAGGTATGATGTCTTGGTAACAACTAAAAACCATCGCATTCTTAATTTCTGGCAGTATGTGCTTAAACACAATATGGTCACCACGACCACAATTAAGCACTACAATTGTTTTATCACGACAAGCCAAAATGTTATTAAATATTCTTTCATCGTGCTCATACAATGCGGCGTTTGATTCCATACGTATGCCGCCTTGCGGGTTTTTCATGTGCCAAGTTGTTGCATGCGGCACTGCTAAAATCTTGTAACCCTTTTGATGTAAACCATACGTAAACAAAGTTTCTTCTCGGTGCGCTACCCTTGACAAACCCAAATTATAATCATGCACCATAGCACGATATAAAAAAGTACAGTGAAGATGTTCAACTTCTTTTGCCTTTTTAATAACACCCCATTGGATGTTAGGTTCTTGGTTAATCTTATCAATTAAACCAGTTACTTGACTTGTATCTGGCATGTAAGGTGGGGTTAACACTGAACCACCTACTGCACCAACGTTATCTTCAAATGCTATCCAATAAAACAAATTGTCTAATACTTCAGGCTCTGGTATAGCATCATCGTCAACACGCCAAACAAAGTCATAGCCTTCTGTATTGGCTTTTTGGTGAATGTGATGCTGACCTTTTTTATCAGCAAACCGCCACTCCCAAGGTATGCCCTTAATGTCTAACATCTGAAAAAAGTATGAATAAATCATCTCTTTTCGCATGTCTTGAGGGTTATCATTATCATCAAACACAATCAACTTATCTGGTTGTCTTGTTTGGTTGATAATTGCATTTAATACTAAAGGCAGTGTTGTAAAGTATCTGCCGCGGGTTGCTACTGAACAAAGTATACTATTCATTTGTCCACTCACAAATCATTAGGTTACTTGGGTTGTCGTTATCCACTGGAACCATTGTGCTTGAGATACCACCATGAAAATTAATATAAGCAAACTTAAACCCAGGGAAATCTTTTTCAGTTAACCCATGCAACTTGTGATGCTCACCCCAAAAACCTTTAGGCTCATTATGCGGCACCGTGATTAAAAGGCGTTTACAGTACTGTTTTAGCTTCTCTACGACCTCTAAACCATTGTCAAGGTGTTCTATTACCTCAAACGCTATAATGTTGCCATAACGCCCAAAATAAAACGTATTAATGTCTGCTTGGTAGAATGTTGCGTTGTCAGACCACTCTTGTTCTTTAGCCACATCAATAATAATTGGGTCATAATCTAAACCCAAATACGTTGTACTGGTTGGTAAGAACTGATAACCATACCCTGTTGAACAACCAATTTCTAACACAGAGCCAGGTAACAAATTCCTTGCAGCCCATTCGTATCTTTGTGTTTCTCTTGGAAACACCATATCACCTTTTAAAAATACAGCCCGTTCATAGTTGTTAGATAACAAAAACCGATAATGCTCTGGATTGTATTTTTTGGCTAACTTTAATTCGTTTTTATAAAAAGTGTCTTTCCAATTTTGTACCAATGTTTCATCATGCACTGTACCTTCTGCTACATGGTAAATTGGAAAATCACCTCTAAATCCTACGTCTACAATTTTAAAACCATTCAATTCAGCTTGGTAGCAAAAATCAATATCTTCACAACCACCAACGTTGTACTGCTCATCTAATAAACCAATAGCGTCAAATACACGTTTTTGAATCATCACACAAAAGAATATACCAAAATAGCTTTTTGTAATATCCGAATGTTTTGTCAATACTGCACTAATATCACCAACATCCAAACGCTCTAACCAATTGTCACCAAGGATAACAGTATCATTATTTAATAATACAATCTTGTCCGCTCTTGCCTCTTTAATACCGGCGTTGGTTGCTTTAGCAAACCCTAACGCATCGTCGTCCCAGACTGATGTCATATGAGGTATTTTAGTATGTAAATCTTGCAAATAATCTTGTGTATTATCTGTACAACCATTTGCTGAGATAACTAACTCTACCTCGTCCATGTTGCTATATTTGATAATAGAATCAACACACGGTTTTAAATATTTTTCACAATTGTTATACGTAGGTATAACGATACTATATTTCATATTTTCTCCTAAGTTTTTACAAACTTGTTATTTAAATCTTGGTCCGTTTAGCCACATCGTAGCACTATATCTAACACCAGAAACAATAGGTGTTACTCGATGTTCTAGAAATGAAGGGAACGCAATAATTGATCCTTTTTGTAAGGGAGCTGTATACTCTTGATACAACCTTACTTGAAATTCACCACCTTGAAATTCTGATGGGTCATTCATTAAACATACAACGGTTACTTTTCTATCTACTATTTTACCAGATAAAAGAAAAGTGTCAACATGCCAATTATAGTGTTGTTTGGGACCATACTCAGCATACTGTAATGCTTCGTGATTATTTATATCAAAATCCCAGTTACAATTTTTATTAGCATTTTTAGCAAATTCAAACATTTCTAATCCAAACCAATGATTAAAATCTGCAAAAGCTACTGTTGTATCTCTACCAACTACATCCAAACTTTCACCATTTGGACCCATAGTTGCTTTTTTTGTTTCAATTTTTTTAAGTTCTTGGTTTGCAATATCTATTTTATTTTCAGATATTTGTCCAAGATACCAAATAGGTAAATGACTCATACAATGACTGCTCTATATCCTGTAGCTACGGTTAATGTTACACCCGTGTTAATTGTTAAAGGTCCAGCTGCCATTCCATTATAACCTGAAATTGTCAAATTAGATGACAATGTATTAGCATTTTGAAAAAATGGTCCTGTCGATGGTAATTGGTTTGGTCCAGCAGGTCCAGTAGGTCCTGTAGGCCCTGTAGGCCCTGTTGGTCCAGGTGAACCAGTTGGTCCTGTGGGCCCAGTAGGTCCTGTAAATCCAGAATAACCAGATGTACCAGTAGGTCCGGTTGGGCCTGTAGGTCCAGGTGAACCAGTTGGTCCAGGTGAACCCGTGGGTCCTGTAGGTCCTGTAGGTCCTGTAGGTCCTGTAGGTCCTGTAGGTCCAGTAAATCCAGAGTAGCCTGATGTACCAGTAGGTCCTGTAGGTCCAGTTGGCCCAGGTGAACCAGTTGGTCCTGTGGGTCCAGGTGAACCAGTTGGCCCTGTGGGTCCAGTTGCACCAGAATAACCCGACGTACCCGTTGGTCCAGTTGGTCCTGTAGGTCCTGTAGGTCCTGTAGGTCCAGTTGCTCCGTTAGTTCCAGAATAACCAGATGTACCAGAAGTGCCTATAGCAGTAACTGTCCATGTTGCAAATGTGCCAGAACCAGCGGTATACAAAACGTTAACTGTTAAAGCTGTACCACTAAACGCTGTAATATTACCTTCCATGTAACTGGTCGGTGTTGTAGTGTAATAAACACGTACATATTGTCCTACTGCAAACGCTGTCTGTGTTGGTGATGATAAGTTGGTTGTAAATGATTTAGAACCAGTACCAATTGTTACAGATGTAGTAGAGGTTAAATTATAATAACCCAATCCACTATATCCAGAATAACCAGATATACCACTAAATCCACTTATACCACTATAGCCAGATGTTCCTACTTGACCACTATAACCAGAGTAACCAGATGTACCAGTTGGTCCAGTTGCACCATTAATACCAGAATATCCACTATATCCAGATATTCCAGAATAACCAGATGTACCTGTTGGTCCAGTTGAACCATTAATACCAGAGTAACCAGATATCCCACTGAATCCACTGAAACCAGAATAACCAGATGTACCAGTTGGTCCAGTTGAACCATTAATACCAGAATATCCACTATAGCCAGATATTCCAGAGTATCCTGATGTGCCAGTTGGTCCAGTTGAACCATTAATACCGCTGTAGCCAGATATACCGCTCCAGCCACTAAAGCCAGAATAACCAGATGTACCTGTCGGTCCAGTTGCACCATTAATACCAGAATAGCCACTATAGCCAGAGTATCCAGATGTACCTACAGCACCAGAATAGCCTGAAATGCCACTAAAACCGCTTATACCGCTATAACCAGAATAACCTGATACACCAGAGCCAGAATAGCCTGAAATGCCACTAAAGCCACTATAACCAGAAATACCAGAGAATCCACTATAACCAGATACGCCAGAACCAGAATAGCCTGATATACCAGAGAAGCCACTGTAGCCAGATATGCCAGAAAAGCCACTATAGCCAGATATACCAGAGAAGCCACTGTAGCCAGATATGCCAGA